TCCTTTTTTTATTTTAAGAGATATTTATTAGTATGTCAAGAATATTAATACAAAATCTATTAAGGGAAGAATTAGAGATGCGTTCTAACAAGTCCGACAAACTATTAGAATCTTATTTTAATGGTTTAATAAATGAATCTGAATTAACCAAATCACTACATAAAGAATATAACTCATTAAATGAGGGTGTTATTGAAAAGGCTACCGATTGGATTATGGATAAGTTAGCTTACCTTTATAGTAAAGCATTAGAAGGTGGTCAAATGGTATTAAATGGTATTAAGTCAATTTTTAGTGTATTAAGTAAATTCAGAAAGAATTACCCAAACGCATACAAGATATTTATAATTATAGTTATAACTCTAATACTGTTGGTTGCAACAGCACAAGCTAGTGAAGTTGATGGACAATACACAGAACAATTTTTGAATGCGTGTATTGGTACTTTAGAGGAATTAAGGAAAACATATCCCAGCGATGATATAGGAGCATTTCAAGACATAGCCCAAGCCGAAACATATCTTCTAGGTTTAAAACAAGGAGCATCTGATGCAAGTGCCCTTAGTAAAAAAGCTATGATAATGCAAGAATGGTCAATATATAAAGTAAATGAGATTCTTGAAGCAGCTAAAATTGAAGTTGAGAATAATGACTCATCATCATTAGATTACCTAAGATATTTACGTGATGAGGGTGCTAAACTTATTAAGAGTTCCTTCACCAAAATAGGTGGACCTAATTCAACCAATATTAGTATAAAACAAGGTTGGTCTGATTAATTACTCTTCTATTCTTTCTTGAACTGTATGTATGAACCATACAGCACCACTAGCAAGACAACCATCGAAGAAAGCACCTATTAACGAATCCATAGGTAAACCTTTAATAATAATTTCTGGTATATAACCAGCAGATAATGATGGAGAATACATTAAAACAGATAATATAACACCCCACCAAAAAGGTAAACACATCATACACCCAAATAATTTTCCAAAGAAACCTGGATTCTCATCTTCAGTACCCCAGAAACCTCTCCATTTTGAGAAAATAGAGCTAAAAACCATAATATTACTAGCACCATAAGCTGTAACGACAAACATTAATAATTTTTCCATAATCTTTAATTTTTATTTAAATATATGGGTTATATATGAATAAGTCAATATTTATATAATGTATGAGAGAATTAATTAGATATAAAGTAAAAAAATTTTTAATGGAAAATAAAAACAAAAAAGTTGCGGCTGGGGTATTAGTTAAATGCAACGAAACTGGTAGAATATTATTATTATTAAGAAATGACGTTAGTTATGAACCAAACACATGGGGTTTAGTTAGTGGTGGTATTGAACCAGGTGAAGAAATATTAGAAGGTCTTAAAAGAGAAGTAAATGAAGAAATGGGTATTAGTCCAGAAATAATTTCATATAAATTTATTTCTAAGAAGTATTATAAAAGTAAAAATTTGGAGTTTCATTATTACGAAGGGTTGACAAATTCAGAATTTACACCTAAATTAGACCATGAGAATTTGGATTATGGTTGGTTTAATAAAGGTGAGCTACCAGAACCATTATATCCTAATATGATTGGAAAGATTAATAGAATATGAGTGAAAAAAAATTAGATGGTAAAATACCACTAGAGTCAGTACTACTTAAATTTAAAGAAAATAATAAAAAGTTTAGAGATAATCTAGAACGAGAAGAGCAAGGTGAAAGAATTGAAACGTTAGATTCAATAACTAACGATATAAAAGCCACAAAAATTAGTACCACTTTAAAAACTAATCAATTCATTAATGAAATTAAAGGTGGGCTAGGTGATAAAGTTAGAAGTAACCCAAACGGTATAAAGTTCATTAAAAAGAAATGGTATAAGCGTTTTGGTGATTATATGAAAAAAATATTTACAAAGTTTTAATTATGGAATACATGAGATATGACGACATTATAAAAACGGTGTCTGAGATTATAGATAATGAAAATATTTATAAAAAAAATTTAGTTTTAGTTTATGAATTAGATGATACAATGCATAAAAAAATGGATGAACATCTATATTATAAAGCTAACCCAGAAAGTAGTGAATTTATACATAGAGATGTTATAGAGTTAGAAATTGGTGGTATAATTGTTAGATTTATTAAAAAAGATTTGGAAAGTTAAAATCTTTTACTTACATTTGTACAGAATCAATAAAAAATAGTCATGAAAATAGATATTATAAAAATATTAAAGTCAACACTTTTACTTATTACAGTTACATTATTATTAAGTTCTTGTACAAAGGAAGAATGGGAACCCAGAATTGAAGTCGAGGAACCAGTTGACACAATACCTTGGCAAAATAATTATGGTAACGGTGGTACGTTAACAAATACTGGAAACAATCAAACCAACCCATTAGTTGGTACTAAATGGGTTTTAACTAAGATGGTTTCAGCATTCGCTACAGAATACCCAAACGATACTATAACTTTTGTTGGTAATGACGAGTATACATATAACACAAGTGCTGCTAGACCATATGTTTTAGGTACAATACCATCATCAACTAATTATGAATTAACATTCAATTATTTTGCACCATTCGGTGGTAGTCACTACAGTGCGCAAGTTGGTTATTATTTTGTTGATGATGGTGAAATGTCTAACATTGAATTCACAGACGTACAGAATAGCACCTCAAGTATTAGAGCGTGGTTTATAAAAATACAATAAAATAAAAATAAAAATAAATTATTATGACACAAACAGAAAAAGCAGAACTTTACGATTCATATATACGCCAAGGAGATGTGTATTTAAGAGAAAACTCTAAATTAAAATCAGAATACCCAATAGATATGCCAAATGATAAGCAAAAAATTATTGACAGTAACAATAACAAAATCAACGAGTTACAAGTAAAATTACAAAACTTATTTAAATAAAATTATTTTTTTTTAGTAAATTACTTGACAAATTAAAAGTTTTATTATATATTTGTTCCGCAACTTAAATTAATAATAATATTAATTAAAAAATTTTTAACACTATGACAAAGCTAATCGATGCTATTAGAACTAACGATGCACGTACTGAAAACGGCATGACAACCAACTCAACAACTTTAAATAGTTGTGTAGACTTATTTTTTAAAATTGGTGCCTTAAGAGGTCAAGAAAGGCAGAAAAAGGTTAACGCCTTTTCAAAAGCGTTTTCTGAAGATGCGTTAACAGCCATGAGAATTTTATTCTGGGCTAGAGATGTAAGAGGTGGTGCTGGTGAAAGAGGTACATTCAGAGATATTATAACATATCTCGCACAATCTAAAACTGAAGTTCTAAGAAAGAACATTGGTCTTATTTCTGAATATGGTAGATGGGATGACTTACTTACCTTAGTTGGTACTAAGCTAGAAGGTGATGCTTTAACTGAAATAGAAAAGGCTTTAAAGGATGGTAACGGACTTTGTGCTAAGTGGATGCCAAGAGGTAATACTAAGAATAGAGAAAAGAAAAGATGGGCCAGCGCATTAAGGAGTCACTTAGGTATGAAACCAAAGGATTATAGAAAGATGCTTTCTGAATCATCTAACACTGTTGAGCAATTAATGTGTGCTAAAGAATTCAGTAACATTACTTACTCTCACGTACCATCAAAGGCTATGTCAGATTATATGAAAGCATTCTCTAAGAATGATGGAACAAGATTCCAATCATATTTAGAGGCGTTATCTAAAGGTGAAACTAAGATTAACGCTGGTGCAATCTATCCATACGATGTAACAAAAAACTTGAGACACGGTTCTTCGGATGGCGCTGTTGAGCAATGGAAGGCTTTACCTAACTACATGGAAGGTAATTCAGAAAGAGTTTTACCAGTGGTAGACGTTTCTGGTTCTATGGGTTGTTCAGCTGGTAATAGTTCTACAGTAACATGTATGGAAGTTGCAATCTCATTAGGTCTGTACATTTCCGAGAGAAATGAAGGTCCGTTCAAGGATGCGTTCTTCACATTCTCTTCAAGACCAACTTTAGAATACTTAAAGGGTGACCTTAGAGATAGATACAACCAATTAGCGAGAGCAGACTGGGGAGGTTCTACGGATTTAGAAGCTACGTTCAGAGTTTTACTTGAAAAAGCTAAGACTGGAAATGTAAGTGAAGTTGATATGCCAACAATGATTATTATCCTTTCGGATATGGAATTCAATCAAGCAACTGGTAATGGTTGGGGTAGAAGTACGTCTGACTGGAACCCAACATCACAAAAGATGATTGAAAAAATGTATGAAGATGCTGGTTACAAGATGCCAAAGGTAGCATACTGGAACATTCATTCTAGAAATGATAATAACCCAGTCCAGTTCAACAATACTGGCACAGCATTAGTGTCTGGTTTCAGTCCAGCGTTGTTAACAAGCTTATTAGCTGGAAAGGACTTAACTCCTTACAGTATGATGATGGATATTGTTGGTAATGAAAGATATGCAGATATATCTGTTTAAAATACAAGGTGGTATAGTTTAATACTATACCCCTTTTTATGATATAAAGAATGTATGCAGCAAACTTAACTTAAAATTAGATTGATATACATG